CTGTGCATGTGGCAAACTGCGGCGCGTTCAAGGACGAGCACAAGGTCGGCCTCGACAAGAAACCAATCAAGGAGAAGGCACGATGGGTCAGGGACAACCTGATGCTTCTGACGGACTACGCCAAGCGTCCGCTGGCCAACACTGGCTGGACGACGGCAGACAGCCCGTTCCTCTTCTTGGCCGCCTGTCGCGAGCTGGTGCACGCACTGGCCGTTGGTCCGGAGTTCGTGACGCAGCTTCCCACCAGCTGGGATGGCGCCTGCAACGGCCTGCAGCACCTCTGTGCGATGACGCGTGCGCCGGAAGGCAAGCTCGTCAACCTCACGAGTGATCCGCAGCCGTACGACGTCTACCAAGTCGTCGCTGACCTCGCCATGGAGCTGATCCAGAACGACAGCGACAACATGGAGCTGTTCGGCAAGCCGGATGACGACAAGCCCGAGCGCAAGACCACGGCAACCTACGCCAAGCTGTCGAAGCTCGCGCTGGCCCATGGCGTTGACCGTAAGCTGGTGAAGCGCAACGTGATGACGTTCTCCTACTCTTCGAAAGAGTTCGGCATGTCCGAGCAGCACTTCGAAGACACGATGGAGCCTCTGGAGCTGAAGTGGCTCAAGAAGGAAATCGACGCTCACCCGTTCGGTGACAGCGAGGACGAGTGGCGGCTCATGAGCCGGTATCTCGCCAAGCGTACGCTGCAGGCAATCAAGACCGTCGTGAAGCTCCCGGCCGAGGCCATGGAGTTCATGCAGGTCCTTGCCAAGACGCTGGCTCACGAAGGCAAGCCGCTCCGCTGGACCACTCCAGCAGGCGTGCCGTGCATCAACCGCTACCACGAGAGCACCACCGAGAGGGTGGAGCTGTTCTGCTACGACAAGGGCGTCAAGCGCCGCTCTCTGGTCACCATCGCAACTGGTGCCGAGAAGGCGATGGCGAAGGACAAATGCGCGGCGGGTGTAGCGCCCAACGTGGTCCATTCGCTCGACGCTAGTCATCTTCTGTTGTCCGTGTGTGCGGCTGCAGACGAAGGCATCACCGACATCGCCACTGTGCACGACAGCTTCGGCTGCCTCGCCTGTGACGCTCCTCGGTTCAACAAGATCATCCGCGAGACGTTCCTGCGGATGTACGAAAAGCACGACATCATGTCGGAGCTGTACGACAGCGCAAGGCACGACCTCACCGAGGCCGGGCAGGAGCGTCTGGAAAACAACCTCACCCAAGCTGGTTTCATTGGAGTGCCTGAGAAGGGCGCACTAGACCTGAAGGAGATACTCAATGCACGTTACGCATTCGCGTGAACACACCAACCCGATGCGCATCTTCCGCGCCGCGATCCTCAACAGCGTCCCTGTGCCCGAGGCGGCACGGGCTCAGCTGCAGGCGCAGGGCGTGGACACTGGAGAGCTGGAAGCCCGCTTGCTGCAACAGATCGGAAAGCACTGATGCGGACCTTCGTTGTCACGCTGACTGAAAGCAGCCGGCCGCAAGAGGTCCAAGGCGACCGCGTGTTCATGGATGGCACGCTGAAGTTCATCCGCAACATCGAAGGTAAGCAGTACGGCGATATCACTGCAGCCTTCGCTCCCGGCACGTGGACCTACTTCAAGGAGAAGACTGATGCCTGAGATGTACATCAGCTTCGAATTCTGCGCTGACGGGGACTACATCTGCTACGGCGATGTGGCGTGCCTGTCTGCCAGCTCCTGCATCTGGCTGATCCCCGGCACCGAGCTGGAGGACTGATGCAGGCCTACAATCCTGACCACTGGCCTCACGGGTTCACCGGAGGTCCCGGTCTCAAGCCGAAGCTCTACTCAACGAAGCAGACCCCTCGCGGGTCTGTTGTCGTTTTGGGGGACCGCATCATCTCCGAATACGAGATGCCCACACCGCACGCCCAGCAGCTCGCTGATTGGCTCAATGATCGAAGGAAGCACGGATGACCGGCTACGTTCCCCTGACCAACCTCAATGCCGCCGACTGGCACGCCACGCAGGCTCTCAAGGCCTACCGCAAGCGCGACTACGAGACCTACGCGCGGCACATCCGCATCGCGGACCAACTGAGGGCTGCCTGATGGAAGGCATGTACATCACCACGCCGAACAAGGCAGGCCGAGGCTACGACGTCGTCCGCATGGCGCCGACCGTGATCTCAGCCGAGCTGAAGCTGGGTGAGGCCGAGGCTCTCGCCTTCGCGCTCAACACGCAGGCTCGCGTACTTGAGGGTAAGTTTGGCGCGCCGAAATAACACCTCAACCTTCGTCGTGGTGGAAGGCTCTATGTCCACCTACGACGAGCTGCCGAAGCACATCCGCCAGAAGCTTGCGAACGCCAACGTCAACTGGAGCCCTGAAGAGACACGCGACATCCTCCTCTGGGAGGGCTCAGCGTGGCTCACAGCGTTTCTGCGCGATGCCGAGCAAGAGATGGCCGACCGCCACTACGCAATCCTTGCGTCTGGCAAGCCGTATCCAAAGGAGACCTGAAGTGAAAGAGCGTGCAATCATCCACATGGGCGCATCGAAGTTCGACGTGACCGTGCGCGGCGCCGATGGGCAGCCCGTGAAGTTCGACCTGTATCACATGGACAAGGACCAGCGGCGCACGTTCACCCGCGAGTTCGTGAAGGCCTACCGTGCCTCGTGACGTCTACTGCGGGGACATGGGCTGGGATAACTGGCAGGACGTCCAGCACTCGTTCGACATGAAGGAGCCTGAGCCCTCTCAGGTTCTGCTGGCGTTCTACGACAGCGATGGCTCCTACGACTGCTCGACCTACGTGATCTATCGCAAGGGCCGCAGCTACTACACGGTCAGCGGCGGGCACTGCTCCTGCTATGGCCTTGAGGACCAGTGGAAGCCCGAGGAGTACACCAAGCTGCAGCTGATCGAGGCGTTGCGTAAAGCCCAGCGCGACGAACACGAAGACGCTGTGCTCAAAGAGCTGGAGGCCACCGAGTGAGCGACAAGCCGCACAAAGGCGTCATCAAGAACTGGCACAAGAAGGACCACGGTGGTTTCTCCGTGATCCTCGGCACGACAGGCGACCGCGATGAATTCTGGATACGCACCAGCGCCATCGTGAACCACGACGAAGCCACGGGTGAAGTCGAGACCCGCAACAGCAGGTACACGTTGGTCTGATGTTCGAGCACATCTTCGTCGCCTACATGGCGGCGGTCCTGATCATAGGAGCACTCGGATGTTTAGCCGAGTAATCGCAGGGGGCCTCGTGGCCCTCTTTGCATTTGTGGCGACTGCCGCCGAAGCAGGCCCTGCCTGCACCATCGAATACCCTCGGGGCTACCAAGTCCCGAAGGGCACCAAGAAGAAGCCGCTGAAGCTCTGCACTGGCGGTGACCTGCAAACCACGTGGGGCGCTATCTGCGTGTCCCGCCGCAACGTCTAACCTGGAGCGAACGACTGATGTTCTCCAAGATCAAAGCACTCTTCGCGAAGGCCGAGGCTGTCATCGAGCATGACGTCGAGGCAATCATCTCCACCTTCACAGACACCGTCACGAAGCTGGAGCGCGCCGCTGAGCTGCAGCTGAAGAAGGCTGCCCACGCCACGCAGTTCGCTGCTGACGCGACGAAGGCTGCCGATGTGGCCAACACGGCTGCAACGAAGGCGACCGCTGTCGCTGAAAAGATCAAGGCGCTCGTCGCCTGATGTCATCCGAAGACATCCTCGGCATCGCAATTTTAGCGATGGCTGTACTCTTCGGCTACCTACTCTCCAAGAAAGCCTGAACTAACATTTCAATGACGAAGAAGATTAAGAAGGTCCTCCCGGCTGCAATCAACGTGTGGCCGAAGCTGAACGAAGTCGATGTCTACCAGCCGGTTGACAAGAAGGGCCGCCCGAGCGGTGCCGAGAAGCGACGCTTCATCACGAACCTCAAGTTCAACGACGCAGACCACCGCGAAGTGGACGCGTGGCTGGACGAGATGATGAAGAAGTTCGACGTGGAGGACGGCAAGAAGCCGTGGAAGAAGGACAAGAAGACTGGCGAGCTGACCCTGACCGTGACGAGCGGTGAGGACTACAAGCCCGCCGCCTTCGACGCGATGAAGAACGAAATCGCGGACAAGGACCTCCCGAAGATCAGTGGCGGCACCGTGACGAAGAACTACGTCACCGTGAACCCGTACACGGGCTTCGGCGGCGGCATCAACCTGTATCTCAACAGCTACCAAATTCTGGAGCTGGTGACGAATGGTGGTGCGAACCCGTTCGAGGAAGAGGAAGGCTTCACGGCTTCCAAGAAGAATGCGTCCGCCTCCGAAGACAGCTCCGACGCTGACGACGAAGACGAAGACGACATTCCGTTCTGATGACTGCCCCCGCACTGACGCTTGAACCCACGTTTCGATCTGGGCTTGAGAAGCAGGTAGCGGAGCAGCTCGACGAGGAAGGCGTAGCGTATGCCCACGAAGCACAGTGGATACGCTACGTCGTTCCTGCACGAGAGGCGAAGTATCTGCCGGACTTCTCGTTCCCAGACTGCCCCATCATCCTCGAACCCAAGGGCGCCTTCGGTGGCAACTACAAGGGCTTCAAAGGCAAGCAGATGGTTGGCAGCAAGGACGCTGCTGTCAAGGAACGACAGAAGTTCATCATGTTGAAGGAGCAGCACCCGGAGCTGGACATCAGGTTCATCTTCAGTCGCGCCTCAACGAAAATCTACAGCGGCAGCAAGACCACGTACGCCAAGTGGGCGACGGACCACGGTTTCAAGTGGTGCGAGAAGGTCGTGCCGCCTGAGTGGATCGACGAAATCAAAGCGTATCTAAAACCCTCCAAGAAGAGAAAGTGATCGACATGGCGAAGTCCAAACTGAAAGTTGGCGACAAGGTCATCAGCAACGATACCGGCTGCTGGACCTACGGTCTCACCGGCACCATCATCCCGACCTATACTGGTGACACCGGCCGCGGGTACCTGCAGCTCGTGCAGTTCAGCGAGAAGGACGCCAAGGGTCGCGGGCATTTCGAAGACGGCGTTCGTCTCGGCACCAACTGGTACATCCCTGACTACATGCTGAAGAAGACCAACGACGACACGTTCACCGTTGGGAGCCACACGGACCTCGCCACCGACATCAACCTCGGGCCGCAGCAGCGTGTCATCCTCCAGCATCTGAAGGACGGCAAGAACATCACGCAGATGAAGGCGATGGGTGTCTATCACATCCCACGTCTGTCCGACGTGATCCTGAAGCTGCGCCGTAAGGGCTACGACATCGTCACCGAAGTGGTGAAGGATGAAGTCGGCGGCTCCTACGCCTCCTACAGTCTCGCCAAGTAACCCTTTGGGTTTCATTCGCCACGAAGAGTGCCCGTGCGGTCAATCATCGGACGGGCTCTCGGTCTACGACGATGGCAGCTACTGCCAAGTCTGCGAGAAGCAATTCAAGGACGGAGACGAGAAGGCACCGAGCAAGGCCAAGCCTCAGCCGAATGAGTTCGGTGAGGTTGAAGAAGAGAAGACGTTCGTCCCCATCAAGGGACGCTTCGAAGCGCTGATCTCCCGGGGTATCACCGAGGAGACATGCCGCGCCTGCGATTACCAAGTAGGTGAGAACAAGAACGGCAAACGCATCCACATCCAGAACATCAAGGATGCGCAGGGTCGCGTGATCGACCAGAAGACCCGTGACAGCAAGAAGCAGTTCAGCTGGGTCGGTGACAGCCCGTACAAGAAGAACGGCGGCGTCATCGGTTCGTGGGCGTGGCCCGCCAAGGGCAAGTACGTTGTCATCACCGAGGGCGAGATTGACCGCATGTCGGTGCATCAGGCCCTGACGAACGGCAAGTACACCACGCCAACAGGATCGCTCCCGAACGGCTCCGGCTCCGTCAAGAAGGCCTTCTTGGCCGACTACGAGAAGCTGATGGCGTTCGACAGCATCGTCCTGTGCTTCGACGCCGACGAGCCGGGACAGAAGGCACTCACCGAGGCGTGCGAGATGTTCCCGCCCGGCAAGGTAAAGCTCATGACCTTGAGCCGGAAGGACGCCAACGAGGTCCTCGACAAGGATGGCCCGGGGCCGCTTGTGAAGGCGTTCTGGGACGCCAAGGCGTTCAGGCCTGATGGCATCCGCGAGGGACGCGAGTTCACCAAGGAGAAGCTGAAGACCAAGAAGCGCAAAGGCTTCACCGTCCGCTTCCCCGGGCTCAACGACAAGCTCATGGGCCTCCGCACGGCCGAGGTGACAACGCTCACCGCAGGCTCCGGTATCGGCAAGAGCACGCTGGCGCGCGACATCGCGTACCAGATGCGCACCGATCACGGACTGAAGGTTGGCAACATCTACCTGGAGGAGGACAACGAGACCTCTGTGGCCGCTTACTGCGCGCTGCATGCCGGTGTCCCTCTGAAGCAGCTCCTCAGTGATCCTGAGAGCCTCTCGGACGACGCGTGGGACGCTGCTCTCGCTGCCGTGGTCTGGGACGGCATGATGTTCTACGACCACTTCGGCTCGCTGGAGAGCGAACGCCTGCTGACCATGATGCGATACATGGCGGCGAGTGGCTGCAGCTTCATCGTGCTCGACCACATCTCGATTGTCACCTCCGGTCTGGAGAGCGGCAGCGAGGGCGAGCGCAAGGACATCGACATCCTCATGACCAAGCTAGCCTCCTTCGTGAAGGAGACGGGCTGCGGCGTGATTGCCATCGTCCATCTGAAGCGGTCGCAGGGCAAGAACTTCAACGAGGGTTCAGCCATCAGTCTCAACGACCTGCGCGGCTCAGCCGCAATCGAACAGCTCTCGTACAACGTCATCGCAATGGAGCGCGACCAGCAGAACCCGGAGAAGAAGGCCTACGCGGTCCTCAGGGTGCTCAAGTGTCGCGTCACAGGAGACACAGGTGAAGCGGACACGCTCGAATGGGACATCCCCACCGGGCGCTACAAGCTCGCCAATCCGTTCAAGGCTGCCAGCGGTGACGCAGTGAACAACGACGAGGAGGATGCACCGTTCTAAGACTACTGACTGACACAGAGAGCAACGGCTTTGTCTCGAATGCGACGAAGCTGCACTGTGCGGGATTACTCGACGTAGAGAAGGGGCCGGGGAGCTACATTGGCTTCCGGCCTCACCAGACCAAGGACTACGTCGAAGCTCTCGACGAGGCGGATGAAATCATTGGTCACAACATCATCCGTCACGACATCCCGCTGCTTACCAAGCTCACCAAGTGGAAGCCTCGGCCGGGCGTGATCATCCGCGATACGATGATCTTGGCTCGCCTGAAGTATCCCGGCGTGAAGTCCACGGACGACGAGCTGATCCGGCAAGGCAAGATGCCGCCCGGCAAGAAGTACAAGGGCAAGCACACCATCGGTGCGTGGGGTTATCGCTTGGGAATTCCCAAGGGTGACTACTCGGACGTGATGGAAGCCAAGGCCCGCGAGCACGGTCTCGAACATCCCGACGACATCGCAAGGTTCGTCTGGGGTGAGTTCAACGAAGACATGTTCGAGTACATGGGTCAGGACCATCTCACCAACTTCGAACTGTGGAAGCATATCAATCCCGATAAGTATTCGCAGGACGCCATCGAGCTGGAGCACCGTGTTGCTCGCGTCTGTAACTCGATGGAGGAGATGGGTGTCCCTTTCGACCTGAGGGC